AAGCTCTTGGCTCATCTTGCCTGTTTCTGGTAAGCCGAACTGCTTTTGGCTTAATCGTATCGACATAGCTACGCCCATATTGACTGCTGTGTCGTATAAGTCATTAGCCACGCTCTGCTTAACAATCTTGTCTCCCCATACAGCGTCCCAGAAGGTGCTTTTGTAGAAGGAAGAGATCAGGGGCTCAAGCTCCCCGCAGGTCTTGAGGTTGGCTGGGAAGTTAGGCTTGCTCTTCTGTTGGTCTATGATAACCCAACCACGCCAATTGGGGTGGAAATTTCTTGCGATACCAACGTAGGTCTCACCACCTCGGTCAGCCTTGTCGTTGACGTAGCCACCCTCAAACTTGCTCGTTCTGTCAAATGCAATCTTAAAATTTGCCATACTGGTCAAAATTAATGTTCAAAAAGCCATAGTCCAAGCGCTCCTCGTTCATCCACTGCACAAGTAGGTTAGACTTATCGGGAGCGGGAAGCGCTCTGAAGTCACCCTCCTCGATGCCGTTCTTCCAAAGGAAGCTCAGAAAATTTCTTTGGTACTTATCTATCTTGAGAGCCACGAACGTAGCAGCACGCCACTTTTTGGGCATCTCATCGACGTACCTCACTTTCAGGTGCTCTTCAAAATACTCTTTGTTTTGAGTATAGTTGAGCAATGGGAAGTCGCCCTTGAAAGGGATGATCAGCTGATCCTTTGTTAGGCGCAGCACGTTCATCGCTCTTGGGCAAACATCCCCCGTCATTTGCCTACTCATCATATGTGATTACCTTTGTTCTGTTTAGAATTACAATGTACTCGTTTAACTCTCGGTTCAAGTGAGTACCGACACGTATGGCGTCATAGCCCTTCAGTGCAGCGTATATCCCAAGCGCTGGGTTGTTTTGTCCCTCGTTCTCGACAACGCTTTTAAGGACACCATTGCGTAGAGTTGCATCGGGGTTGAATAGCTTTTCGCTGATCTTCCTCATGCTCTCTTCTGACGTCCTTATAGCTTCTTTGAGCTGGTCTGATCTCGTTTCGAAGTCAATGACTATCTGCCTCTGTCTCTCCTTTGACTCCTTTGCTATCTCGTCTGCGATTTTCTGGAAGTGGTTTGTCTCGATCCACCTTGCTATCTTCGCAGCGTGAATATGATACTTAGCGCCCATGGGTTGCTTTTGTCTGATAGCGCTCGCATCGTTCCAGTTCTTCTCGCTCAGCACGTACTCCTCGGTAGAGTAGGGCAATGATAGCGTCCACTTGTCGCCCCGCTTAGTCATCTTACCGCCCAGCTTGTCAAGCCATCCGCCTA